ATGGAACAGATTACGGCGGCGATGATATTCGAGTTCATCGCATTGCTGGGTGGAGGCATCGCAGCATGGACAAAGATTAACCAAGATGTCACCTTGCTCAAGTCGCGCATCATCAACCTTGAGAAACGCGAGAACGATATGGCCAAGAAGTTGGACGTGCTGCTGGAGGCTGTCAATGAACTGAAGATTCTTCTGGCCAAAAAAGGCATTTGATGCAGTCAATCATTTTGCCGTAAATTGCAGCCATGAAGCTCAAGCACTGGATTGAATTGCAGAAGAAAGAGGCCGAGAAACCCAAGGCCAAACCTGCACCGCGCAAGAAAGCGTCAGAAAAGAAAGAAGAAAAAGATAACACCGAATAATCATGGCTATTTTCAACGGCACAAATTTGGGTGTGTACATCACGACTGGATCACCAGCCGCTGACGTGCTCATCGCAGCAGCGACCGACTGCTCACTGTCTCTCAACATGGAGACCATCGACATCACAACCAAGGACAGCGCAGGCTACCGTGAGCTGCTTGGCGGCTTGCGATCAGGTTCCGTAAGCGTCAGCGGTTTGATTGACTATCAGGACGCATCTAACCAAGACGTCACCGATTTGTACTCAGCTTGGAAGAACCGCACTTCATTGTCTTTGGTTTTCAGCAGCAACACAACAGGTGATGAGAAGTACAGCTTCAGCGGTTTCTTGACTAGCTTGGAGCAGTCAGGCGGCACTGAGGACACAGCTACCTACAGCGCTACTTTCGAAATTACTGGTACTGTAACTGAGGCCACTATTTGATGATAGAAATCAACGGCAACGAGTACCCTGTGCGCTACTCGATGAAGGCGCTCAAGAAGTTCGAACGCAAGGCGAAGGTCAACGTTTTCAGCTTGTCCGATCCGTCGAAGCTCTCAGCCGATGCCTGCGCTTTTCTCTGCTTTGTTGGCGTAGAGTGCGGTTGCAACTTCGAAGGCGTCGACTTCGACATGGAGCTGCAGGAGTTCGAGGAGCACATTACGCTTGCACACGTCACGCAATGCTTTGACGTACTCGGTGAATACAGCGACCAAAAAAAAGCGTAGACAAAAGCGAGAAGCCTGTAGGGTGGCCTGACGTTATTCGGATGGGGATGGGTGTGCTGCACCTGTCCCCTTCTGCGTTCTGGGACATGACGTTTGGCGAGTTGAGCCTTGCGCTGGAGGCCAACCGTGAGACCGCAGAGATGGCCGAGCGGTTTGAGTGGGAGCGCACCAGATGGCTCGCTACAATCTACATGCAGCCCCATCTACGGAAAGGCCGTAAATTGCGACCAAAGGATATGATGCAATTCCCTTGGGAGCGACCGAAACAAAACGCAAAGAATTTAACCAAGGAGCAACTACTGCAAGCAATTAAAGAGCGCGACGAATGGCAAAGCTGAATGACCTCATAGTAACGATTGGCGCAACGACGCGCGACTTTGACAAGGCGCTTGGCAAATCCATGTCGAAGCTCAACCGCTTTGGCAGAAATACAAAGCGCATTGGGCGTGACTTGACGCGATCGTTGACGATGCCACTGGCGGGCCTTGGCGTTGCTGCAGTAAAAAGCGCGGCAGACCTCGAAGCACTGGAGACATCGTTTATCTCATTGACAGGCGGCGCAGAGCAGGCTGCTGCTATGATGAAGAACTTAAACGAGTTCACTGCAAAGACGCCCTTTCAAATTGAAGCGGTAGCCAAGTCAGCGCGTCAGTTGATTGCATCAGGCACAGGCATCGAAGACGTCAATACGCAGTTGCAATTCCTTGGCGACATCGCGGCAACTTCTGGGTCAAGCATTGACGAGATAGCCGCCATCTTTGCGAAGGTCAATGCCAAGGGCAAGGTGGAGCTGGAGAACCTGAACCAGCTCGCAGAGCGCGGCATCCCAATCTTTACCGCGTTGGCTGACGCTACAGGTTTGCCAGCCGATAAGCTTGGTGCAGGCCGTGTAAGCGTCGAGGAGTTTAACACGGTGCTCAAGAGCTTTGCCGAGGAGGGCGGCTTTGCTGCGGGCGCTATGGAACGCCTTAGCGAGACGGCAGCAGGTAAGTTCAGCACGGCGCTTGACAATTTAAAGCTGGCAGGTGCCGAGCTTGCAGAGGACTTGCTGCCAGTCGTAAAGGATATGATTGACGGATTCACGTCATTCCTGCAGCGCATCCAAGCCATGACGCCAGAAAGCAAGAAGCTGGCTTTGCAAATTGCTGCGGTAGCTGCTGCGATTGGTCCACTTCTTGTAATTGTGCCGCAGTTTATTAGCGGCTTGCAGTTAGCTCGGACAGCGTTTCTTGCGCTCAACGTGGCAATGATGGCTAACCCATTTGCAATTGTGGCCACTGGTATAGGTTTAGTAGTTGGTGGCTTGATCTTGATGAACAGCAAGACCGACGACGCAGTTACAGCTATCGACAAGTTAGCGGAAGCAAACAAGGACCTTTCGCTGGAGGAGCAAAAGCGCAACATCGAGTCGGCCATTGATAACCAGCAGAAGTTGGTCGACTTGCTGAAGGCTGAGAAAGACGCCAAGGATAAGATTGCAGAAAAGTTTGGCGGCAAAGCCATCAAGGAGCAGAAAGAAGCTAATGCAGCATACGAAGCGGCCAACGAACAGCTGCAGAAAATGCAGGGCATGCTTGCAGGTGTCGAGCAGAAGTTTGCAGACGAAGCCAGTGCAGCCTTAGCAGCGGCCACAGCAACCGAGCAAGCTATGCAAAGGGTGCAGGCATCGTACATGACAGCCATGGAGCCGCTGACCGTCCAAATCATTGACGATGGAGTTGAGCCAAAGCTCCAGAAGCTAAAGGAAGGTGTCACCGAATTTGCGCAAGGCTTGAATGAGTTTGAGCAAAGCGTGGCAAGCTTTGCTTTCAGTTTGCAGAGCGCTTTTCAAGGTGTGTTTTCTTCAATGATTGAGGGGACGTTTAATTTCCGTGAGACCATGATCAGCACGCTCAAGCAGATTGCTGTACAAGCTGCGGCGTTGACTGCTGTGTTCCTTGTACTTGCAGCATTGACTGGAGGAGCTACCGGCGTAGCAGAGATAACAGGCGCTAAGGCTGGACTAAAGTATTTCCTTGCGGGCGGTTTTGGTTTGCCTATGATGGCTGACGGTGGACTCTTTACAGGCGCTTCGCTTGCCATGGTTGGTGAGGGCGCAGGCACCAGCAACATCAACCCAGAGGTTGTGGCACCGCTCGACAAGCTGCAGAGCATGATGGGCGGCCAACAGGTGCAAGTCACAGGCCGCATCTCTGGGCGCGACATCTTGCTGACCAGCGAGCGCAATGCACTTGACCGTAACCGTGTAAGAGGTTTCTAATGGCTGACCCGATCCGACTATTTGCAGAGTTTACTGACGACCAAGGCACCGACTGGCGTCTCAATATTCATGACAGCGACTACGTTGGCAGCGCGGTGGAGTTTAACCTCGGCGCCGACGGCTTCGTGCTGCGATACAGCGGAAACAATGAAGACCGTTACCAGCCCGTCATCGGTAGTGAGGTGACGTTTACCTTGACGGAGACCTCGGCAGCGCACGAGACATTCATGAACTTGCTGGCGCAGAACGTAGAGGTACGGTTCAGCGTAAGCATACGACGCGATCCAGACGGCACCGACGACTTCTGGTGGGGCGGCGTGCTGCTGCCTGAGCAGGTGATCCGACCGTATGACGCGCAACCAATTCAGAACACGTTGACAGCCTCGGACGACCTTGGCAACTTGCAAAGCATCAAGTACAACAATGACGGCAGCGCATACACGGGCAGCGTGAGCATAGTTGAACACTTGTTAATCTGTTTGAACAAGACGCGAGCCACGCACCTGTGGGGCACGGAAGACTTCCTGTACTATGTCAATGATTTTGACAGCTCGGACTATACAGGCAGCAACCAGCTGGAGGACTGCCGTATCAAACACACCGAGCTTTACAATGCGCAAGACGGTCAAAACGAATACTATGACACCTACAAAGTCCTCAATGATATTGCGCGCGCTTTCAATGCTCGCGTCTTCCAAGCTCAAGGTAAATGGTGGTTTCTGCCGCTAGGCGCACAGAAGTACAGCCAAACGCTGACGGTTGAAGGTGCGCAGAAGGACGGCACCGCAATCACGCAGCAGAGCCTGACAGCTGACAAGGACTTTGGTAGCAACTTTCACAGGCTAAACGGCTACGAATACACATACCTCGCACCAGCCAAGACGGTGCGCAGGACACGGCGGCACGACGGCAACCTGCCTGTCATATTTGACCCATTATATACTGAAGCTGATTTTGGCACTACACTGAGCGACACCGACATTGATTATCCGACTGACACCGTTATTGCAGTTAGTGGAAGCTTTGGATACGACCGCGAGGGCGACGGCTCTGCGCAAGGGCAAGGAAATATAGGCCGCGTGATGTTGCGCCTGACCATTAAGTGCGGACAGTATTACCTTAAGCGTAACGCTCTTTTCAATGATCCTGATGCTATGTTTTGGTTCCCATTCGCAGGTCAGGAATCATATGTTGGGCACGTGTATCAGGAGGCTGTTTGGGTTACGTCGCTCAATTATTACGAAATAGTCAGCGCACCGTTTGATGAGGCTACGGACTACTTTGGTGGCTTTAATTTCTATATTCAATCGCCACCGATAGCGACTAGTGAGACAGGCCTAGACATCACAGTCAACATTTTTGGACGTGATTACAATGGCAACAACGAAGCTGCACTAGTGACGGATGGCGATTATGGTATCACCAATTTGCGCGGCGACGTGTACAGCCAAGGCGGTAACGGTGACACCGTGGTGTTTACAGCTACTAACAGTGCGGCAGCACGCTTTGACGTGGACCAAGGCGAGTGCATTATTGGTGATGAAGACAGCGCCAACAGTATCGGCGTGCTGCGTGTGCTAGTTGGTTCAGATTACGTGCCGACATCGGCATGGCAGTCGCTGAATTACACAGGCACAGGCATAGGTATTCACAGGCTTGCAGTGCAGGAAGTGCTTGCTGGACAGGACCGCGCCACACCGGTACAACGCGGCGAGATATATGGCAGTCAAATACACATGTGGCAAGTCATTGACGACAACACCACAAACTTTGCGGGCGATTACGCACTGTTTGAGCTGACGTTTACAGCGCGGCCAGTGTATACGCAGGTAGAAGCGTTCCGTGTGGATCGCGACACGACAAACGTGACGACGGCCTTTGAAGATGGTCCAGCTATCAATGACACTGCAGGCGACACACCCGTAGGCATATCTGCACGCAGCATGAATGAGCTGGGCGATTACGTTGGCTTAGGTCGCAGGAGGTTTGGCAGCCGTGACCAGCGAGTTAACCGTACAATAAGCCACCGAAACGGCACAACCAATAGCGTAGAGGACGAAGATTTGCACATCATGAACACGTGGACGGGTGGCAATGGTTCGGCTACTTTGTACCTGCCCAAAATCGCCACAAGCCACGGGCGCATAATCCAGTTCCATAGCGACAGCACCATAAGCGCGAATACATACGTCACACTACAGGTGTACCCAACCGACACAGGCACGACGATTGACGGCGCGAGCAGTTACGATTTCAATCGAGCGTATGACGGCATCACCATTCTCGGCCATACCGATGACAATTGGTATATCATT